GGAAGTATCGGTAACATTTATGACGGTAGTTTTGAACAGCCGGAAGAGTGGATAACCTGTACTCGTAAGTGGTGCACCTGTGCTGCTGATATACCTCTTACAAAGGAACTAGTTCAATAGGTTTTGATTTTGTAATGTGATTATCACTTAGACAAGCACAACAATTCATAGTGCATGTTACATGAGGTGATATAATTTGTTCTAAGTCTTTTTCTAAAGTTTTCGAGTATAAATTTAAATTATAATCAAAGTCTATATTACACGATCCTGTTATTTTGCCTGAAGGAAAAATAGTTATTTTTTCAGATATTACACTACATTCCCATCCTTTAAAATTATTGATAGAATTTATTAAGTAATAATTAGGACCTGCTGTAACTACTTTTTCGTTATCAAGTATTGCAACACTTTCAACCATTCTATAATCTTCTAGATTGTTTAGTATATAATTTGAATCAGGCAAACGCTTGATAGGTTGTTTTAGATATTCTTTTTGTTCTAGGGTATATGAGTCTACATCGTGCCCTGGTGCAGTTACTACTTCTTTTGCATTTATAAACCAATTATATTTACTTTGTTTCATTTGTTCAATTGCATCAATACATTTATCCCAATTAGGATAATCCATTAACACCATAGCATTTACTTTCTTACCATTCTCCCAAATTAGATCTGCTACATTAATGTAATGTTCTGTTTTTGTAAATTCGTTATGGTAACTTAACATAACTTCGTCGATATAAGGAATGATCGTGTTCCACCAACGAATTGTTCTTGATCCGTTGCATACTAGTGCTATAGATAAGTCTGGAACTTTTTTAATTTCTTTACAAAATTTTAATAAATCTGGCCAAAGTGTTGGTTCACCTCCTCCTGCAATTTCAAAATATATTTTAGATTTATTAAATTTTAATTTATAAAAAGCAAATAATTTTTTAAAATTGTCAATGACAAAGTCTGTATCTTTTCTATATCTATACTTAGATGGGTGACTTCCTGGAAAACAGTATGTGCAATCAAAATTACAAATATCTGTAGGGAAGTATGTAATTGCTATATAATCTTCTTCTCTAGTATTAACAATTTTAATAATATCTTTTGTCATAGTAAATGTGATAACTCCGGAAATACTGTTGCAGCATCTAAGCCACGGATTGCGTCTAATTTATTTACATACTCTTTAAAGCCAGGTAACATATGACTGTTATCACAACTATCCATATGCTTTAATAATCCTTCCCATTGACGCCAACCTTTAGGATTGTGTTTCCAAAACTCATCGTCTTGTGTAAAGTTATCCCATAACCATTGTTTTAGTTCAGCAAACTTTTCACGTACCTCTTGCTTGTCTTTTTCAGGCAGTATTGTAATATTTAAAAATGTTGGTATGTGTACTAGATGTGCATTTACAAGTCCTCCACCCATAACATGTCCATCAATCAATCCAACATTCATCTTTTTAAAATTACTATTAACTTTCCATTTGATAAATTCAGGTACAGTTTTTATATTGAATATTTGCACTGCTGTTGCAATACTAACATGAATATTATCTGGTGTATTATCTAGCATGTGTAAAGTTTTTTCAACTTGTTTAAAATCTGTTGGAAACCTAATGTATTCATCACGTTGTTTGTATGAGTCAATACTTACAGCAAACTTAACTTTCTTAAACTTACTCCATATATCAATTAGTTCTTCATCAACTAGTAAACCATTAGAATTATATCTTACTAATATTTTGTCTGCATACCCTTGTTTAATAATTTCTTCTAGAAAGCGTTTATGCTCTCTAATCATTAATGGCTCTCCTCCTGCAAAATATACTTGCTTTAGGTAAGGTATTTGTGCATTAAGCTCTTGCCAAAAGGTGTCTTTTTCATGCCATTTATTGTTAAAAAGTTTCTTATCCCATTGCATTTGCCTTTTAACTTCTGGGTCTTCTAGCACAGGAATAAGTTTTTTATGGTCCGCAACCCACTTACTACTGTCATGTGGGCTACACATTACACACTTAATATTGCATGTATGTCCTAATCTTAGATCCAAATATTGTAACTGTTCAGGTACGGTTCCGTCTTCTTCTGTCTGTGCAATAAGCTCTGGTATATCAACACCTTCATCATTTTTCCATGTTGCACTTTCCCAAATACGTTTGCTAACTATACCTTGCGACTCTTCTTTAAAACAACCTTTACAACTTACAGGAATTTCTCCACGTAACATTGTCTTACGCACACTTTTCATGTAATCGTTATTCCATGCTTCCATAGGAGTATGTTTACCAAAGTTTGCAGGCTTGCCATCTTCCATCTTTACAAGTCCTACTTCATGATCATCACCTGCTCCACTTGCATTAGATGTGCAACATAATCGCATATCACCATTTGGTCTAGTCGCCATGTGTATCCAAGGTAACACACAAAATGATTCCGTAGACGCTTCTGCAAGTTCTCTTTGGAACTTACCTAGTCTAGTATCTTCTTTGTCGTAGTACCAAGTCATTATAACATTTCTCTTTCTATAAATTGATCTTGTGGTTGTGAAATATCAAAAGTTTTAAACTTGCCACATGTTCTTGCACACATTAACATTTTATCTTCGTTCCACTTTTTCTTCCATATGTTTTGCCATACGTCAGAACTTATAATATTTTTTATTCCTTTTGTTGCATCAATATTTTGTATACCACCAAAGTCGCTTATCATTTTATCGTATTGGTTACGCAACATGTTTACTACATCTTCACAAATATGTGTAGGATCGTAAAACGTCATTGGTGTTTGTGCTAACCAACAACAAGGTAATAAAGTTTTAAATCCGTCAATATAGATTTCTTTAATCTTTTGTACATGACAATCTATTTCAGCTTCATCTAACACTGACTTATAATCATCAATTACTTCTTTAGGTAAAAAATGTGTCTCAGTATCAGATGGTGCTTCTAGGCTGTATATAGGTATTCTCTTTTTATCCCATACATCATACTTAGGTTCAACTAAAAACCTTGATGTGTTCTTAACCGTGAAATCTTGAAAGCCTACTTCTTTTGCAATCTTTCTACATTCTTCTACTTGGTGTTCGTTATGTTTAAATTTAATATAAGTCCAGTTAGCACGGCCACCTGCTTCAATAAATGTTTTTGCATTTTCTATAATCTTGTTCCAATCAGTACCAACTCTATATAATTTATGAGTATCTTCTAAACCGTCAAGTGCAAAATATACACAATGGTCTTGTGGTAAAGACTGTGCTAGATCTGCCCACCATTTTGCATTTCTTAAACTACCGTTTGTGTGAATGCCTATTGCAGTTTTAGGACTTGTTTCTTTTGCATACTTGCAGATTTCAATGAGGTTGTCATTAAGCAAAGGATCACCGAAGTTTCCGCAAAAGTATATACGGTCAACTGTTTCTAAGACTTCTTTGTTTATAATAGTTTTAAAATCTTCTAGTGTCCAGCCAACAATTTTTAGTAATGGGTTTTCAATACCACTGTGTATATTACGTGAACACATAGGACACTTAGCTTGACAATTTGTTGTCAGCTCAATGTGTATTGTTTTAAGATCTGAAAAGTTAAACATTAAAATCTTCCTAATAACATATAACGTGTATATTTAGGTAACTCTAATTCATCTTTGACCAGCAAAGTTTTTAATTTAGATTTTTTTTCAAAACTGCTAACACTATTAGAACAGTTTACGTGTTCTTCTAGTTCAAAATAATTATTAGATTGTAAAATTACTTCAGTACTTGTTGGCACACGTTTTGCCCATTTGTTGTATTGCTGTTGTGTAAGATGTTCGCAACTTGTATTGATAACCATATAAGGTTGATCAGTGTATTCATACTCACACATGTCAGCTGTTACTGCTGAAAATTTTCCTTCCATCTCGTAACGCTTATTCATTGTGTTTGCTATTTCTGCACACTTAGGATCAATATCAACACTCGTAATATGTTTAAATCCTATTGTACTGTTAAACAATAAATTTGCTAATACGCCATTCCACCCACCAAATATAACACAACTAACATTACCGACATGATGATGTCTTTGCAGTGTTTCAACCAACCATTCTTTAGATTTTAATTGGCCTCCCCAAAAACTTTCAAGTGTACGATCTCTATCTTCGCTGTTGCGAATTGCATCCATCCAAAATTTTATATCTTCTAATTCAACTTTCATGTAGTACCTTTGGTATCTTACTGTCTGCACTGCTTACACAAGAGCTAGTAACGCACTTAGATGGTGTCTTAAACAGCTTAAAACCGCCCTGTAGCGTTCCTAACGGGATGTCGCTGCAACTATATGCTCTTTTAACTTCGTCACCCCTTATAATGCAGCTTTGATACCCTGCATTACAATGCCAATCTTTAAACTTGTTGAAGTTAAATGCATTCATTCTTTCTGCTTGATCCAATCCGTAATCATTACCTTTAGCATCTTCTAGATACATTTGCATAATTTGCTCACCATTCCAATTCTGTGGAAAGCCTGTTTGTAACTTGTCAATTTGTTCATTAGTGTAACCGTCTACTATTCTAGACGCGGTAGGATCGGACTGCGGTTTAAGAGTAACGTTAATTCCTTTGTCTGCGAATCTACTGCAACGTTCATAATATTCTTCAAAGTGTTCAGGAACCATAACTTGATTAATTGTAACAAATACTCCTCCCTCCATGAGCTGTAAGCATCTATCTTCAAAATCTTTTTCGTTTGCAAACTCTGCATGATAACTTGCAGTGATACTACGACGTGTCAAGTGGCTGGTGTTGTTTATAAATCTTGCCCACCATTTTTCACCTGGACTTAAATTCGTTGTAAGGTGTATGCTTTGATACTTAGCCTCATTGTCGTTAGCATAGTACTCAACTAGATCACCAAACTTTTTGTATGCTGTTGGCTCGCCACCACTAAAACTAAAATGAAAATCAGTAAATCCGTTCTCTCTTGCTTGTCGTTTAATTTCGTCAATTGCATTTGTATACACTTCAAAGTCTTGATGGTCAGGAACATTTGAATTTGCATACGGCCAGCAGTAACTACAACTGTAATTACAGAAGCGGCCAAGTATCCAACTAACGTTGAAAAGTGGCTGTTCTAGCATTGTTGTTTGCCCAAACTTAACTATGTTATTGAACGGGATAAGAGTAAAATCATTCATTATGTACATATTTAACCACTTTATTAGTTGACTTTTGCAGTCTAGGCTTATATACTATGACTGTTGAGAAGACTCTCAGCATAGATTATAAGG